TGATAAGCAACATTAATATTACTTGTGGTAATCAACAAATCCAACAATTTTCCGGATCGTATCTTCTCTCGGTAGTTCAACGAGATTATAGTGCGGAAAAGAAAGCGTTGTTCGATAAAATGATTGGGAATATCCCAGAACTAAATGATCCTGCCAATGCAAATGGTCGTGTCAATCAATACCCCAATGCTTTTTATTCAGAGGCCTATTCAGGTCCAGAGCCGTCTATTCGTGGTCGCACACTTTATATCCCACTGAATGCATGGTTTCAGTTAAAGACACAGATGTCTTTTCCTTTAGTAGCACTGCAATACAATGAACTTCATATCAATGTCACGTTTCGCCCCATCAATGAAATGTTTAAAATTCGCGATGTAATGGATGCAGTAAATGGATATCCTGTTGTCGCCCCTAACTTTAACGTTTATTATATGCAAATGTTTCGTTTTTTACAACCTCCTCCTGATCAAGCATTGGGGATTTCATCTTACGTAGATATTCGATCCATTTGGAATCCAGATATACATTTGAATTGTACATATGGGTTTTTGTCAAATGAGGAGTCACGTGTTTTTGCTATGAATGAACAAAAGTACTTGTTCAAACAAGTGAACGAACAGAATTTTTACAACGTGACAGGTCCTAATAAAGTGTTGCTGAATTCAATTAGTATGGTTGCCGATTACATGTTTTACTTTCAACGAAGTGACGTGAATTTACGAAACGAATGGAGCAATTATACGAATTGGGCATACAGTACACCGCCTTACAATGCGATACCTGCACCGCCAAATGGTACATGGCAGGTAAATATAACGCAACCCAATGGTAGTATTATAACAACATATTTAGGTCCTGGTATGAATCCGGACAATACCCCAACCCATTTGTATATTTCAGGGCAGTACAATATGGCCAATGTTAAAGATATTATGTTGGACATGGGAATCATTTTCGATGGAGAATATAGAGAGAACACTCAACCGGTAGGTGTTTATAACTACATTGAGAAATATACAAGAACAGCAGGGAACGCGCAAGACGGTTTGTATTGTTACAACTTTTGCTTGAATACATCTCCTTATGATTTACAGCCAAGTGGATCGACCAACATGAGTAGATTTAACAAGATTGAGTTTGAATTTACTACCTTAATCCCTCCTTTGAATACACTTGCCCAAACATTGAGTGTGTGTGACCCAAATACAGGGGAGATTATTGGTATCAATAAACCAACATGGCAGATTTATACCTATAATTACAACTTGCATGTCATGGAAGAACGTATCAATCAAGTTATTTTTATTGGTGGAAACTGTGGCTTGTTGTATGCCAGTTAAAACCAAAATTTTGGTTACGACTTTATTTGATACGGTACTATTAATCTAATAATATATTTTTTATCTTGTCTTATTTCATCGTCTTTTTGCACTTTTATAATAAAAGATAATTATGTGTAAGGAATATTCGCAGCTAAAGGTCCATCATCCACAAACTCACCCGACAAAGTATATCTTGAAGGGTAACGGGGAATAATACCTGTTTCTTGAATGCTAGGATAAAAAGAAGAATCAACAAGTTCTGTTTTCACTTTGAAATTGGGTTTCCAAGTGTCAAGACCTCTGTAATAAGAAGGAGGTTGGCTAAAATTACCGGAGGTATATGGCAATGCATCTGTTGCTATGTCGGTTGTTAACTTAGAATAGTCGGGCATTATTGACAAGATTTTACCTGCATGATGATAACCAGGAACTTCTACAGGTCCAGCTGTAAATTGAGGATTGGGTTTTGGTTGACAGCCAGTGCAATCGACATCGCTAGTGCATTGTTCACCGGTTATTGCACACCTGGATGGTGGACCACAAAAATTGCGACAACTAAAATTGGTGTTGATAGGTAGGTTAACCGTATGACTTGTATCAGGTTGTCCCAAATCATTGCTGTTGGTTTGACACATAGTAAACGATTCTTGGACTGGAATAATGGCTCCACCGTGAATGAGTTCGAGTCCCCATTTCATAATGAGGGTGCCAAAAATAAGGGTAACAAAAGCAATGATCACTATATATTCTTTGTTTTCTTTATACATTTATATATTATGTATATAATTTTTTGGAGTTTAGGATTCTTAAACCCGCGGCCTGGATTATTTTATTATAATTTTATTATAATAATATAACAACCATTCATAATGAATTTATCCAAATTACCCAGTATTCCTGCAAACATACCCACAGACACTACCCCGCTCCCCACAGAGATACCCGCAGTAAATAACTCCGTTTTGGGAACAAGTAGTGACAAACAAAATACCAATGAAACACTTGGACAGAAGATAAACTCTATCAAAAATTTTGTTATCTATCTGGCGACTTTTATTGCAAGTATTCTACTTTATTTTGTATTTGGTATAGGAATTTTATATATAACCAAGGTATTTCAGTCCAATATTATCCCAGATGAACTCAATTGTTTTCCTTATACAAACGAAGAAGCGAACTTGAAAGAGTTGTCTGTCGACCCATTGATTAATATCAACCGCATTTATTCTCCAGAAACCCAGGCTTATTTGTCAGAGAAAGTGAAGTTTGGTTATCTACAAAATAAAAATACGGCATTTTTAAATAAACAAATTCATAAAATATCCAGTATATACGAACCAGATGAGCATTTATCAGGTCTATATTACTGGTTATGTAATACATTTCAACGTTTTTATTACTGCAACATGTTTTTAATGAGCGGGTTTTTCTCTCTTATAAATGCGTTGAGTTTTGGTTACGATTTTTTGATTTTATTACTGGGTCCTGCTCTTTTTGGATTGTACCTTGTATTCACTTTAATTCTTGTTTATCCAATGTATATCTATAGTTTTGTTTCCAGTTTGTATTTGGTCTCATGTAAGAACAAAAGTACAAAAGAAACACCTAATACGTGGGAACCCCAAATTTCGAGAAATGCAACGTTTTTTATGTGGGTTCTTAACATACTTTACTTGATGTTATGGTTTTTAATAGCTGTATGTATTTGTATTCCTCCACTTGCTCAAGCATTGATTGTAATTATGACATTGATTATAATTATTGCTGGTTTGGTAAATATCAATGGAGAGAAAATCATCGATGAAAAGACAAGAGAACCCTATGGATTCGCTGATTTCTTTAAGGATACCTTAAAATACAAATCCTGGTTTTTTATGGCAATTTTAACAGTAGGTGTTGTAGCCGGTCTACCTCAATTTTTTGATAGCACTACAAGTGTGATTGTTACGTTTGTTCTTATTTTGCTTGTTATCTTTGAACTAATGGGGTTCAATTACAACCCTTTGCCTATTTATAGCCAAATTCAACCCGAATATTTGTCTGCTGAGCTAAAGAAGTTGGCTCAGGTAGACAAAATAAAATGCAAACAAATCAAATTGAATTATGTAGAAAAAACAGAGGACCTTAATCAAAAAGGATTTATGGAGGGTTTACTCGATGCTACATTTGGTAAATTGAGTAAAACAGTAGATTTAGTGGTAGATTGGTTGGCTAACAAAGGGTTGATGATCTTTAGTTTAACCCCACCTGGTCGCGCTGCAAATTTAGCTGTCAACATGGCAGAAAAGGTGGGACCTAGTATAGTTGATAAATTGGTAGGATCGTCCAGTCTTTTTGGGAACGCATCCAATGCGAGTTTGTTGCCTCAACCTGCTCCTTTGATAGGTTCTACACCAGGTACAGTAACATTATCAACTCCTGTAGAACCCAAGGTATCTAATTCGGCGGCACCTCCCGCTTCTAATCTTGCCCAAAAACCAGTAAAACCGGTTAAGCCTATAGGTAAACGAAGAGGAGGAGGGGGAGGGGTAGAAAACGATTATTCCCAATTAGCAAAAACACTCAAAAAAATAATAAATGAAAATTAAGGTATAAAAGGCTATAAATTAGTATTAGAATGGAAGATCGTATCAGAAAAAATGAAGTTCCTTTTGTAAGTGTATGTACCCCTACATTCAATCGACGTCCCTTTATTCCGTTCATGATTGAATGCTTTAAGAACCAAACATATCCTATGGACCGCCTTGAGTGGATTATTATAGACGATGGAACAGACAAAATAGAAGATCTGGTAAAAGACATTCCCCAAGTCAAATACTTTCCATATAATGAAAAGTTGTTGTTGGGTAAAAAACGGAATATGATGCATGACCAATGTCGTGGTGATTTTATTGTATATATGGATGACGATGACTATTATCCTCCGGAGCGTGTTTATCACGCTATTGATGTTTTACTAAAAAATCCTTATGCGTTAGCAGCAGGGTCGAGTGAAATGTATATTTATTTTAAACATATTAATAAAATGTATCAGTTTGGACCTTATAAGGAAAAACATGCGACGGCTGCAAAGTATGCGTTTCGAAGAGAAATACTGAAGATAAGAAGGTATGAAGATGAAGCAGCTTTGGCAGAAGAGAAAAATTTCTTGAAAAATTATACAGTTCCTTTTGTT